ATCTGCTCTACTCAACATAGTGTTAAGCGCAGCACCACGCTCACCAGCACCCTCTGCTTGTGCAACGTTTCGGTAATTAAGATCACCGGTTAGAGTTTGCATCGTGTCAGCATTTGCCAGTCTGCGTGCTATTCGCTTCGGATCATCGCTTAAAGAAGCATCACGCTTCTCTCGTAATAACGGCGCGTATTGCTGGTTAAAATATTTTTTCTCTGCCATTGCCACTGCCGCATTCGCTTTATCCGCTTCACTTGGCTGATAGTCTTTTTGCTTAGGTTTGCTTCCCATTACAAGTCTCTCGTATATACCACTGTGTCTTTCTGCCAACCCTCTTTGAGTAGATACTTCTCCATTGCGTTGACTGCCGTTCTTACTTCAATTTTTTTAAATCCTGCTTCTTTTGCGGCTTTTGAAAAGAAGGGGTAATACTTTAGTACGCAGTTATTACCCAATTCTTTTGCCCATGCGAGCCAGATTAAAAATGTTTTCTCCTCCGTAAATTCATCTGTTTCACTCGTTGTTACAACAAAGCCTTCATCTGCAATCCAAAGATGCGCGTTTCCAGCAACACATGCCGCGTAGACATCTTCTAAACGGAAAGTTAACTGAGGGTTTTGCTCGAGTATTTCCGTAATGCCAACTTTTACCCAATCCCAATGACTGCGGATTGAACTGTAAACAGGATCACCCCCTTTCTCTTCCATACCGTGTTCGTCTTGACGTTCTACCAATTCCACCATAATTTACCTTCCAAACGACTCCTTCATCTGCGTGCCGTGCTCGGCGTTCAGCAGTTACTACTGCCTCTGCAAAAAGGCCACTGTAAATTCCTGCACCTTGTAGGTCCGACCAATCTCGTCCAGGCATTCTTAACAACCGAAACAAAGCACCATTTACAATGGCATCTCTGTACTCATTCATGATTTGCTCATCACAAGCGGTTGATGTGTGCGTTGGTTTTAATTGGGCTCTAACAATAACGCTTGATGCTGTGGTTACATTTGGTACTGGGGCAAGCCACATAGAGGTTCCGCTTTGCTGAACATAGTATTCAGGCTCACCGTAGTAATTACTGTCCCGCCACTTTGGTTTACGTTGCTCTAGTAACTCGCTTGTAACAGGCTCTAATGAAGTACCATTGAACGTAACCCACATAATTTTATGTACAGTCGTACCAGTAGGCGCTTCTAAATCGTACTCATATACATTAGCGACGGTCGTAATTGGATCGAGTTCAAGTTGATATGCGCCTGTACGTTCACAAAAATCAATTGCCGAAGCCCGAATTGTGCTTTCAATAAGCGAGTCAGGACAGCCAATAACCATCGGCAAAATATCAGGAAGTAAGGTTTCGTAGTTAATAGCCATTATCTATACCGCCGCCAATGAGGTTCTGCGCTCGGCATTCGGATCACCCACTGCATCAAGCTGACCTTTACCAGTAACTGATGAAAGGAATAATTGATAATGCGAAGCTGCGCGTTGCTGATTAGGAGCAAACTCAGCGTCTTTCATATACGCCATATAAAGCACGTAATTAAAGACAGCGGTTGCAAAAATATCTGGAACCCCCAGATTATCAGACACTGTGACCGTCACGGGGTTCAAAGAATAAACAATCTCTACGTGAGCACTTCCACTCACACCGGGATAAACATAAAAGTTTCTTGGGTTATTAGCGTCATAAACCCAATGTTTTACAGTATTGGTATGCGCCGCACCCCCAGTCACGAAAGAATCATGCCAATCTGGAGTTTGAGCATCTAACACTGCACTGTCCACTAATCGAATAGATCGTTTACCTAACCCTACGCGAGTAGATGTCGTCGCAGAAAACCCCATGCCAGAGTGTGCAGAACAATATGTATAAAGGGTTGGCGCTCCTACAGGAACAGTTATTTTTGTATAAGCCCCCGAGTTTCCTGGCGTACCTGCTACTTCAACGCCTGAAGTATACTCGGCACCACCACCATGAGTACCGTCTGCCGTAGTAGAAAACCTAAGCGGGTGAGTTGCATTAGTGCTTTGGGATTGATCAAACGTATAAATACCGCCTTCTTCAAGGGCTAAACTTTGAAAAGCTCCATCAATGTAGAACTTATTTCCGCTAGCATTCACTACGGTGACGGTATATGTCTTTTCAACCATCGCCATGTTGCGAACAACGTTCAACAACCGGTTCCCTTCAGTCGGTATCTCTTGTTTAGTCCCAGTCGCTAGTGCAACAGTCTCGTTAACTGCTGTAGCATCAGGCTTATATAAAGCTATTTCCCGCTGTGCATCGTTAACCCATAAAACAAGCTCACTGGCAACTGCCCAGCGAACGCCTGATGTGTCTTGGAGGGTGGTTTGTACCCTATCAACAACGCTCTGAACAGTTACCGTCATACGTTACCTATGAGTTAAGTATTGATTCCCACGCCGCCTTGCGCGTATCACCATCAATGGTGCGCCCTAAAAGCTTATTCACCACCGCAGCTTTTGGAGTCCCATCAACATTAAAATTTTCTGGGTTCCCTTCATCCATGAGCTTTACCAGAACCGCATCGAGTTCTGCGTCTTGTGAGTCCGGTTTGTCGGATTCCTCACTATCCTCTTCAGCCACTTCTTCAGCAGCTTCACTTTCTGTACCTTCACCGCCACCAACTTCTTCAGCGCCCATTTGAATAGCAAGCAAACCAATTTCTTCGCTTATATCTCGCTCGACACCTGCTTCAAACAAAACTGCTGTACCAGCAAGGGTTGTCACTCTTATTGACTCTTTACTCACAATCTTCATGATTAGTACCTATTTAGTCTTAGTCGTGTATTTCTTGCCGTCCCAAGTAAAAGTCTTGAAACCGGCGGACCTAGCTTTAGCAAACGCTTTTCTAAAACTTCCTGCAGCTTCGGATTTCTTCTTGTAAACCCCGTAATTACCGCCTTTCGTTTTTACCGTTTTAACTTTATCCCGTGTCTTACTTTGCATAGTGGCACGAGGATTAGTATTTGTTCCGCGAGAGGCAGCAGTAAGATCCATATTTTTCTTAGTATCTACAGATCCTCTTTTTCTACCCACCCTGGGGTTAGAAGTTCGCTTTGCACTCGTAGTATTAGTTTTTGGCTTTGGCTTTTTGTAACGGTTTGACCTGCGATTCATAAACTACTCCTAAAATAAAACCCCCTCCGAAGAGGGGGAAAGGGACATCATGAACTTATTGGGCAGTATCGAGAGCGATCACGCCAAAGTCCTGTACAGAGCCACTTACGTCGCTGTTGTACTTGGGCTTACGAAGACCGAAGATTTTGCCTACTGATATACCAGACTGGTTTCCGTAGTCGAAAGTATCTTCGACCATTTCAGGTAAACCAATGTCAGCTAAAGCCAAAGCTTGAGCGCCACAGAACAGAGCACGAGCGCCAACTACGTCAGCATTTGCACCCCACTTGTAGCCAGCTGCACCAGCGTTAGAGCTAGTTCCAGTAGTAGCACCGGATGTATTAAATACATGACGGAACTCATGGATCATTACGCCGTCAACCATCAATGAGCTAGTTCCTGAGAACAACCCATTACCAGGCCCACGAACACCCGCATTACGAACGTTCGCTAAGAAGTCAGAATCTAACTTCAGGTCTGCCATTTGTTGAGGAGTAACAAACATGTGGAAAGTTTCTTGGTTGCCAGCACCTCTGATACCACGTATGTAGTTATCCTTGGCATAAGCCTTAAGGTTAACAATGTCACGGTAAGCGATCTTGTCAGTGGCAACTACAGCAGTTGTGTCACCACTTTCTAGCGTAGAAGTACCGCCTGACACATCTACTCGAAGGTGCCGAGCACCTGTAGGTGCAGAAACGTCAGATGCAAACTCAAGGTCAACAAGCTCGTGGCCTGTTGTGCCTGAAGTCGTTCGCAGTCCACCATTGTTTTTGCTTGTATAAGCAACACCTGAAAGCGTTAAAAACGCCAACTGGTCACAACGGTCAGCCATTGCATAAGCAAGTGCATCACGAGACTGTTCACGGAAGTTAACAACCGTTTTCTGGTCAGTCAACCGACCAGCGATTCTGTTTGCGAATCTAAGTTGATCTAACTCGATGGTAATGTCATACGCACGCAGCGCTTCTTCATTCCCTTCGAGGGTGTTGTCACCAGTAATACCATCACCAGTCATGTCTGCAAGCAACGTAATATTTGCTTTCGTACCTTTCTGGTTTTTGGTCAGTTCAGTTACACGCTGAACCATTGCATTGGAACCAGTTCCTGCGAACTGATTGATGAAAGAGTTGTTCCGCGCAACTTTCCAGAAGTCACGGGACCACATCTGTAATTGGTTGCCGGTAAGCGTACCAAAATTAGTTAAAGCCATTTTATGGGCCTCCATTAAATAGACAAATACATACAGCACACGCTGCATCTCATTAGCCGACTTTATGGAGCGGCTAATCCGTATATCACGTATCGTGTGACGACGAATCAGCGATTTTTAACGAGGTACGGCCTCGACAGGTTTTACGTCTTTATGCAGACGAATTTACGTTTTTTACGGCTACGGGCCGATCAGTTATCGTACTGACAGACGAAGTAATAAAATATTAGTTTACTATTATTTAAAAAGCAAGCCTTCACAATCAAACATATCTTTTGGTCTTTTTTGCCACCCTACTTGGCTGGGATGAGTATTGCCGACCTGCTTTCGTATCTTTCCTCTTTTTTGCTGTTGTTGACGCATATTCTTTCTTTGTCAGTTTGTCACGGGCTTTTTTAGGCAAGTACCTTTCGCCCGTTGCGTTTGGACCTTGTGTACTATTTTTTCCAGATTTAGTACCCCAGTCTTGCTTAGTCCATTTTGACAAAGACTTCTGCGCCTTTGTTTTTGTACCTGTGTACCCACCACCTGCTTCTTTATATTTTTTCGTGGCAATCTGGGCTTTTCTCGCACTCCATTGCCCACGCCGCCCACCAGCTGTTCCCGCTCTAACTCGTGAGGTAATTTTCTTCCATAAAGTTTCGTTTGTTCTACCCATTACGAATCATCCTTGCAAACGCATATCCAATGACAATCCCAACGCATAGCTCTATGCCTACCATTTTTCACGATTCGCCCAATAAGCTGCTGACATTTTTCCTTTAGCTATATTCTTGCGGTGCCTCGCTTTAAACGAAGCTCTTTTCTTTTTCATCCTTTCAGACTCACCTGCCTTGGGTTTACCCGCTGTGGACGCACCCTGTTCTCCGAACCTAATTAATTTAGTCCTATCACCCTCTTTTGCTACAACAACGTGGGATTTAGTGGGATGTTTTGGCGTGCGTTTTGGCTTGTTATATCCCGTTACGCCCGCTGCTCTAAGTTGTCTTTGCGTCATTACAAAATATCTCCTCGCATACGTTTAAGCGTGGCCTCGGGGAGTGCAGCAAACTCTTCTTCAGTCATAGTTTCAATATCAACGGTTTTTTCACCATGTTGTGCGGAGCTTTCGCCAGGAAGTTCTGGGGGTTGCGCTTCTGCTGCTTTAATTTTTTTATTTACCTGTGCGCGTTTCTTAGAAACCTCATCGGTTTTATTAGCGCTTTGAGATAAAGCAGGGGCATCGCTTTCTCCAGCATCGAGATCGTGATCTTTAACGACGTACTTAACGGCTTTCCCTAACGCATCAACTGCCTCATAGCCCTTCATAATAAAAGCATCGCGCAATTCAATTACTTCGTTGGTGTATTCCTCGTTAAAAGAATCAGTATTTCTATCAAACACAGGGTACGCCTCTTCCATAGCGACGGCGGCTTGTTGCAATGCGGTCATCTGACGATCTTTATTAACCGTTTGACTCATTTCCTTACGCAGTCTGTACTCGAGGCTTTCGTTATGTTTTCCTTGTATCTCTTTACGAAGGGCCACGGCCTCTGCAGTCTTGCCGTCCAGTACCATGTTCTGATATTCAAGTTCCTTCCCATCAAAATCATACTCTTCGGGCGCATCTTCAGCGGGTTTGTTTGCTTCAGTTACTTCGTCAAGCTGCTTCTGTAACGCCTTTTGTTTGGCAAGCACCTCATCTAAACGAGCTTTCGGCACCATTGGAGATTTTTTGCCCGTCGTTTTAGGAGCGGGGGTAGGTTCGGGTTCTGGCTCCTTTGCTTCAGCTTCTGTCTCTTCAACCGCTTCTGTTTCTTCAGCCTCTTCTTCGGGCGTTTCTTCTGGTTCCGCCTCTTCAGCCTCTTCTTCGGGTTCAGCTTCCGCAGTTGTTTCTTCTGGTTCCGCCTCTTCTTTTGCCTCGGTTTCTGGCTCTTCGTCTGTTTCAAAGCTCAGGTCTAACGCGGGGGCATCATCATCTTCAATTGCATCGGCACCTGGCATGACCGCAAACTCTAATTGCTTTTCTTCTTTGGTTTCTTCCGTGGTTCCAGTTTCGTTTTGCTCGCTCATTTAAGAACTCCTGTTAGCTTTTTGAAAAGCTGCTGTTGCCAGTTTGGTTGCAGCAGAGGTTTGTGTTTGTTCACTGCGTTGCGCGTTGGTTGCGGATGACAGTTCTCGCCGCAGGTCCAACTGCTCCTGATTCATTGCTATCTTGGCTTGCAGTTCTGCCATCTTGATCTGAGGATCAACTTCAGACATATCCTGCACTTTCGCAATGTTGACAGCGGATTCGGTCTGTATCTTCTTAACTTCAGCTTCCAGCTTCGCAATCTCAAGCTGAATCTTCGCCATTGTAATTTGCTGTTGTTGCGCCATTGCTTCAGCCTGTTCGGGCGTTGGTGGCTCCTGGCCTGTAGCGACTCTTATGCGTTTCGCTAGCTCGCCTTTCTTAGCAAGGTGGCTGTATTCAATGATTGCATCATCAGGAATCGTGACGCCAACCTGCCGCAAACTAAGGGCTTCAGCAAACTGCACTTCGTCAAACGAATCACGCGCTGGTGCTGTTGCAACAATAACGTCGTACTCACCCACTGCGAGGTTGTTGATTATCTCACCTTCAGGTGTTGTCTCATTGATAACCATCTGTTCACGAGGTTTCAACGGGTCTTCTTCATTTGTCACCTGAATGATCCGTTGCTCGGTGTAGAAAGTCTGAATGAGGTTTAGTATTTTTTCCGCAAGGTACTGCCGAGCTTTACGCAAGTTATCGAGCGGCACTTGTATCATGACCGCGCCACGATTCTGTTTCGCCTGAATTGCAACGCCCGAAACCTCAGCGCTGTCGGTTCCCAGCATAGAGTCGTTGATACCGCTGATTGCCTGGATGTTAGCCGCTGCTTTTTGTGCAATACGGTCAAGACCGGTTGGTATCTGGTTCGCACCAATTTTTACGGGCGGCGTTGTACCACGCGCATACTCGAGAACCAAACCCGTTTGTGCGCCGTGTTCTTCGAGGTCGTCTGGTGACATACCCACCAATGAGCCTGATTCCACCATCCAACCACTGTTCGCGGTCGTATTCACAATGTGCAACTCTTGGCTAGCAATCTTGTTTAGCTGTTCCTGCGGGGACAACAGATTACGCACCACACCAAAGGGTCGGCCTCGCCTGAAGTAACAGAAAAAAGGCACAATCGTAAAGTCGTTATAGGGTGACCAGTCATCGTGCAGCACTACCTTGTCGCAGGTCACGGTCCATCTGACCTTGCGGATCACCTTACTGATCAAAGTTAAACTGTGTTCTTTTGCAAACTTTTTGCATTTTGCGTCTTTCCAGGCGTCAGGACACTGACGTTGATCGCCTGTTTCGGGGTCCACGAAAAAAGATACACGGGTCAGCTTCTTTGACTGACGCTCGACGACGCGCAACGCTTTAACATTGCGGTACTCATCATCGCCTGGAACCCCAGCGCCGAAGTGATCGTCACCGTTTTCAGTATCCCCGTACCGTGATTCATGGTACTCGACTGAATCTGGGCCAAAAGACATACCATTTTCTGCAACAAACAGCAGCCGCTCCGCCTTCTTCTTGCCGTATAACTCTTCGATCTCATCGAGGGTCATCCACTTTGTCTCGAAGACCTCGTTCCAAGTCTTTGGGTCAGAGTCTTTTGCATCAGGGTCGATTAAAATGTCTAACGGATCTTTAGCCGTGATCCGAATCTCGCCTTCGATGTGGTCACTGAAGTCCATGCGAACGTCAAAATATCCGCGACCGTCCATAATTAAGCCGTCGCTGAACACCTGTTGCTCTACCCAATCCAACTTATTGTTATCAGCAATCTGCATATACAACTTCGTCAGGGTATCCGCTACTGCTTCGTTGGCATTACGGCGTGGTTTAAATTGAATATCGGCGCGGCGTGTAGACTGCTCACCCAATATAGTATTAATAGTAGGAAGAATCGTATTAATAGTGAGCGCAGGACGGCCTTCTTGTTCCAAGGCAGATTCATCTTCTGGGTCCCATTGCTCACCCTGATAGAAGTCATCGCATCGCTGCGCGACTTGCACGTAATCAAGATGCCCGTTATCCCGTGCGCGTTCATACCGCATCCACTGGGTACGTGTTATCTCTTCTTCTTTTGCTGGGGAAATCTTTTGTTCTTTCATCATTATGCGCTCATTGCGGATTTAGTGCGTTTTTCATCGGACAACAATCTAGGTAAACGGTCGCGCCAAGAGGGTACATGCTCGATCTTTTCAACAAACGTCGAAAACTCCGTCATCATTAACCCAATCCAAGCCAACGCATCGACCTGATCGTCATGAATGCCGTTTGGAAATCGCAATAGTTCCGCTACCAAAGGGCCAGTAAAATGTTCATCTCTAGGCACAAACACCATGCCTTGTTGCATCCTGCCCTGGATAGCACGGGCGCGAGCCTCCTTATCTCTTCGCCCCGTCTTTAAATCTTTGAAATACGCCTCGTAAAGTCCACGCTCACGAACACGTTTTTCAAGAAACGGCCCGAGAGCCATTTCTATATGTCCTTTCTCTATCCCTATGATCGAAGGCTTCCATACCTCATATAGATCAAGGATCTGCTCTACTAATTCAAAGCCATCAAAGCGGCCTCGAACCATGTCTACCACGAACATCTGATCGTGTTCATCCACCCCCACAACGATGCCCACGGTATAATCGTTCCTGTCCCGCTTTCCGATAGCCAAGTCCCACGCGCAATAAAACTTCATGCGGTCTTCGTCTATGTTTTCGGGGTCATAGTATTGGATCATGTCTCGTGTAAAGTAATCGCCGTCATCCGCTACCGGATTTTGTTGATACAACGCCGACCAGTCTCGCGGCCCAACGGCTCTTTCAATACGCGCCAGTGATGCTGCGTCATACCGTTCGGCATGAAGGGGATCACCTGCTTTTCTATACTCTTCATCAACCTCGGCACGGGCAGGGTAGTTCACGACTTCCCATTGTTCTCCATGATCCGCTGCCGCTTTGAGTAAACGGCCCGCAAGGTCGTCATCGTGCCACCGCGTTAAAATTACTAAGACGCCGCCGCCCGGTGCCAGCCGGGTGTACGCAGTTGAGGTATACCAATCCCATGTGCTTTCACGCGCATTCGTCGATTCTGCGTCTTCACGGTTTTTAATCGGGTCATCAATTACGAGGACATGCGCTCCCTTACCCGTGATACCGCCGCCAACACCCGCTGCCACGTAGCCTCCACCAGTGGTAGTAAGCCACGCTTCTGCACTTTGGCTTTGAGGGTCGAGGCGAGTTTTAAAGGCGGCTCGATAGCCTTCTTCACGAAGGAGGCCACGGACTTTACGAGAGAACGCCATTGCAAGCGAACCCGAGTAGCAGCAAGAGATAAATTCGTGCGTTGGGTTTCTACCCAAATGCCAAGCCGGGAACGCCACCGACGCAAGCGTGCTTTTACCATGTCTGGGTGGCATAAATAACATAAGTCTTGGACTTTTCTTTTCAGCGACATCTCTGGAAAACTCCTCTAATCGTTGACAAATATCTTTGTGAACCCAACCTGCCTGATAATCGGGGTTAAAACGTTCGACAAAGGGTAATAATCGTTTACGTGTTAAAAAACGCAGAGCCAATTCAGCCCGTGCTTTCTCTTCTACTGTCTCTTCTTTCGGTGTTTCTGGTTCGGGCTTCGCGGGCAGAGGTTCTTGCTCCGCGATTTCGGCTTTGCAATACACGCAGAGTCGATCATTCGCCGCAAACAGTGTCTCGGAATGCAAGTTTTTACAGCGAACGCACTCGATCTTCTTGATTTCCATCAGACTCCGTATTCTTTCGCCATACCCTGATCGACAAGCGCCGTATTCAGGTTCTTGCCATCCGCAATAAGCTCGCCAAGTAACCGACCATACTTGCCCGACTTGTCTTTATGAGTACGAATTAGGACTTCTTCTGCTGCATCGAGGTGTTCCCACAACCAATCTCGCGCTTGCCGCCCTTTTTCTTTCTCTTCATCACTCACCCCACGCAACTCGGGGGTATCGATACCGAACAAACGTATCTTTTCTTTGCGGATAATAATATTGAGCCCAAGATCGATGTCCACGGTGCAGGTATCGCCATCATAAACAGAGTGAATGTGCGAAACTTTGTAGGTGTAGAGCATTTCAGGCTCCTTTTGGTTCGAGATAGTCGAGTTCTTTCCCTGCAATTTTTAGTAAGTCTTCGTCACTCATGCGTTCAAGCTGTTTCGTACCATTGATATTGATATTTACCAGTGGTGAATTTTCTGGTGCTGCTAAACCGTGCAGTTTTACTAACGAGTCCGTTGTGTTTTTCATTTCGGTCGCGTTTGCGGACGAGTTGTAGGCTTCCATGTACATCATGTGCGCGTGTTGGTTGGTAAATTTCACTTCTTCACGCATTTCTGCCCGAAAATACTCGATTGCTTGCTGAACTTGCGGCAATTTTGCAGCCTGGTGCGCTGTTTCGGCGCTCGCGTATCCTGCTCCGCGACCCGCTGCAGAGACAGTCATCCCCGAACAGATTAAAGACACCAACCTTTCTTGTTGTATGGTTAACGAACCACGCGATAAACCCATATAAGGTAAATGTGATTGAAACTCCGTATGTTCGTCTACTGCTGATACTTCAGTGTAGGGTTCCGCCGCTGCGTTTTCTGTCATATGCCAACTGATCATTGTCTAGTTGAATGAATACGGGTGCGCCAACCACGTTTGTTGTCGCAAGTTCCGCGATAAACGATTCGGCGTCCATTTCAGTTATGCCTTTTTGCATCACTAACCGGACGCATTTCTCGTAGTTATAGCAAAGCACCTCTGTCTTATTACAAATAGTGGTGCCGATGATGGCACTATCCAAGCCTTCAATAGCCATCAATTCAATTTCCATTGTCGCAATAATAGTCTGGGTATTATTATATGGCAAGTAAAAAAGATCCACGGTTCACGGAGCGTGTCAATGGAAAATTTACTAGAAATTTTTTTGCAGAAATTTTTTTTCGTTTTCCTGGCTATATCGCTCACTCATTATCTCCCTATTCCGTCGTCCAAGACCCACTAACCCCGGACCGAGACTTTGGAACCTTGTTTACGTTTTCCGATCAGGAACCTTGTCTCGTTTCACTCGCCACGGTCGGTTCAGTTGGTGTCTTTAATTTTATAGGAACTAAGCATGACCAAGAAAGAGAAAGCTAAAGAAGTAATCCAGAACACCGCTACATTTGTTCGACGCAATTGGAGAGACATAGTATCAGTCGCCGCCATTGCAATCATCATCGAAGACCTCGACGACGTTGCAGACGTTGCAGAGATCATCAAATCATAACCCTCTTCGGAGGGTTTTTTTATTTCCCAAGTATTAATTGAATGGAGATCCGTATGGAAAACATCAGACTAATCCGCTCAAACGAGCTAAACCCCGACGACCCACAGTTTTTTGGTGCTACGCATGACCTATACGTCGTGACCAACCCAGCATGGAACAGGAGACTTAAAGACAAATCTAGCCACGTTGGATTCGAGAGACACTGCGAGAGATTGCTAGACGCTACTTGCGTTCAAGGCGTCACGTTCTCACCACGCGCCGACGCTTTCATCTTTGAAGCCCTAAACTTTTAGACTAACCGACTGGAGATCCGCATGAACATATTTAAGAAAGGCATTGATTTCATCAAGAACGATAAGGACTTTCACATCCTCACTGCATCTGCCGCGATTGACGCGGTAATAATCATAGCTGTCGTCGCATTCTTAGACGTTGATGACATGAACTTCTTCGACATCGGAGGTGATCAGGATGTTTAACCTTAACCGAAAGCTTAAGTTCAAAAACATATTCATCCCGAGCCATGATCCGTCAGTCATGATCGGTACTTGCAGAAACAATAGCCGGTGGTTCATCCGCACCGATTCACGGTCCACGGCTAAAGTTGCTACCGACGCTATCATGCAGTGCAACGGTCAGGTGTTAAAGAACGGATGGTCACGATTCACGGACGATGAACAGCTGAAGGGAGAAAACCCATGAAAAAATTGCTGAAAGCGATCCTATTTATGGTGCCATTTACCCTATGCACAGTGCTGGGCTTTGGTATGTTCCTAACATTAGGCTTGTATCACTTCCATAGCTACCCAATCCTATCAACAATGTTCTTAATCCTTGGTTGTATTGGCACAATCGGCTCATTCTTCATCGGAACATGCCTCATTAGAGATGAATTATGACCCACGATCCACGGCTCCCCGGCACACGGGGTATGTGCCACTTAGTTTTTTATGTGCCAGAAACGATCTCAACTTACTGGCACATACTAAACACTTATCTATCAATAGCTTATGACAGTATGTGCCATATGTGCCATGTATTTTCACTAGATTCACATATAGAAACATAATTTAAGAATTTATTCTTCGATTTTGAATCCGTAAATTTAGTGGCACACATGGTACACGGTTGTTTTATAACGATTTTTGGTGGCACAAAAGGTGGCACATACTATCGAATATCTGGCACAAACGCTCATAAGTGGCACACATTTGACCGTGAACCACGGTTCATGACCCATAAATCCTAAATCTTCGCCATATATAAGTGGCACACATTCCAGACCGATTCATAAAGCTCTTCAAGCTTCATGGTCGGTTTTTCTGGTGACTTAAACGCTAAGTAAAACGTTTTGTTCTATTTAGCGTTTGAGCATTAAAAATACCTACACTATTATTCTGGGAGGAATAAATATGCAGTTAGAAACTACATTTGACGAATGGTTAGACGCTACATCAAACAGTGAAATCGAACGCTCCATGAGCATTCAGGACACTATCGAAATGATCGTGCGCCGTGAGGACGACCACACAGAGTTCTTAAATGAATTCACGCAGTAGTAAAACGAGCCGATTTCGTGTCCCGCTTCGCGGTCCACGGTCGGTTCAACTTATGAATCAGACAATGGTGTTTGATTCTTATACATAAACTTTCTTTTACACAGGGAATTTACAAATGCAAAACAAAAACGTAAGTTTTATCGATAACGCCCTTGATTCAATCTCTAAGGGTTCTTCCAAAAACGCAACCATTGCCACGCGGGTAATGGGCGGCACACATGCGAAACCGGCTAACCGCATCGCTGAGTTGTACACCATACTCAAGGCAGAGCGTAGCGCGAATCGCATAGCCGCCGTGCAAAACGGTGTTGCAGAAATCACTATGGAGGTCAAACCAGAGCACCTTCTTCCTTTCATACAGTACCTGATGAATCAGTGCTGTTGGTCCGCCCGACGAGTTGTGAACAGCAACCCCGAGGAAGACTTTGCCAACGGTATTGACTTCTCGCAACCTGTAGCAGAACAAGAAGCAAACCTCGAATCTGCACAGCTTAAGGACGTAGAAGTAACCATCAACGATGACTTCTCGATCCTGCTCGAGCTACACACTTGGCTCGCTAGCAAGATGAACTACATGACGGACATCGATTCGTTGTACATGTTCGCGCAGAAAACATGCGTTGATGAAGCCAACAACGTATGGGAGTTCGAGCACCAGTGCAGTGAATTCGCAGAGGTGCTATCAGTGCTTTCGGAAATCACGTTGCAATTGCAAGACAAAGCTGACGAAGAAGAAGCTGAGTTTGCCGCAACACACGAGTTCGGTGCCTTCGGCAAGAGGGACGCCGCTTAACTCAACCCTAACCCATTCGACTTTCGAGTCGGGTGGGTTTTTTTATGTCTAGCACTGGAGCGTG